GGCATCCCCACAGGGGATATCATTCCCGCAAGAGGAACAAAAAACGACTAACAGCAATAAAATTAAATGTCTCATATAATCTATCGTTTATAAAATGTCCATATCAAAGATCCCGCTCAAAGTACACCCAATATCTCAGTGACGTTACCGTAGAACCCGGCTGTCGGCAGGATCTTGGAAGCGGACACCCGCTTTATCTCCGGCATGATCCCGCTCTCGAAATCATCGGACGGTATAGTCACTGCGTAAGCCTCACTCGCCGACATGCTCGTAGCGGACCAGAAAGAGTCCGGATCATCAAACATTCCCCTATTATAACCGGCATCAGCGGGAAGTCTTGATAACGCCTGTTTCACGAGATCCAAATTGGCGTTCAATTGTTTCAGCTCATACAAGGTTGGTGGCCTGAACCGGAAGGTCTCCGATTTTCCGGAAACGGTTATGCTCCGTTCACCGATGTCCTTATAAGGAACCCCGTAAACCGGATAGGAATCTGGTTGGGTAGGATTTGATCCGTTTGTATCCCAATATGCCTCCCAATTAGCGTTTGCGTATTTATTTACCGCGACCAACGTCAACCCCAAATTCGCCATAGGCATATTGACCCCATTGAATTCAAACGTGTCTTCCAGAGCGGCACTGACCGTCGGGAAATATGGGACAGAGAACAAGGAAGAGGGTCCCGGGGTCTCAGGTGATCCCCAGTATCCCATCTTAGGAGATGGGGCGGGACGCAAGATACTATAATATAACGCATAGCTATTGTCAACCACGGTTAGGGATTTCATGTAAATTATGCCCAGCAATTCCTTTCCTGTTTGATACCTAGATGAAAAAGTGCCATCATGATATAAGAATTGACCGACATCCAGCTCATTATCCAAGATCGGATAGATCAGGGTGTTCCCTAGATAAATCCCGCTTATACTGGTCGAGCCTAATCGTATATCTTTTATATCTGAACTTCCTAAATTTATCATATCATCCGACTATTATGTATAACGTATTAGCGTCTTTCGTAGACAAGGCATCATAGGCTGACTGCGTGATCTTCTGTATCTTCGTGAGGCCCGTGGCCGTGGGGCAAGAGTTCAATTTCGTCTTGTCGGACTTGCTCATCAACCCGTCATTTGTCGTGGAGGCCACGCCGTAGGTGGTGTTCGTGTCCTTGTAGTAAGGAACGCCTCCTACGATCGGACAAGCGGTATAACCGGAAGCGCTGGTGACAGCGGACCCGTTCTTTACAAGACCAGTGCTGCCGTTAGCCCCTACGACACTATACGTGGTATTGTTATCGGCCCCCCAGACCGCAGTACCGTCAGCCGACCAACGTAAGATCTGACCAGATGAACCACCTGATGGGATATGTTTATTACCTGATGAGCTAGGGTGAGTATAATTGTTAGCATTAGTAGCTATCCCATTTAACTTAGTAACCATTGCGGGAGTCATAAGACCGTTAGCTGATGTATTGGCAGTTCCATAGGTTGTATTAGTATCAAAATCACCTATAGCTTCATATTGAGTTCCATTATATATAAACTCAATAGTTCTATTGGCTGATAAGTAACCTGCACTAATTGATGCTCCCCTATAATATATAGCCTTAGCTCCAGTTCCATTTACATTTAATGTGGGATTGGCAGCGGTATTGGTTACGGTAAATTTAACCACGACCCTTGATCCGGTAACTAGAACAAAATTAGATAAGAATACGTCTTTTGCTGCGGTAGGGGCTGCGGTACTACAAGTTCCATAGTGGACTACATTAGCTGACCCATTGAAGTTCACACCGTCAATTGATCTGCTAGCTACCAAAGTGGTAGCCCTATCTGCTGTACCTGCCGTAGATGGTTTGCCAATAGATATGGTTTGGATGCTTCCTCCACTAGGAGTTACCGTAAAACCTCCGGTTCCAGAAGCGAAAGTATAGGTCGTATTGCTATTAGGAGGCGTAGCCCATGTTCCGTCACCTCTCAAGAACGATGTCTGTTTTCCCGTTGCTGGAGCCGGTACCAATCCAGCCCTACCAGCAGCAGAGGCCGTAGCTCCACCCATGTTACCATAAGTAGTGTTCGTATCTGGAGGTGTCTGCCATGTACCATCTGCTCGAAGATATTTTTCATGTGTTCCCGCAGCTGGTGCTGGTACAAGACCGCTTCCTCCCGCCGCACTAGCCGTAGCTGCCTTGAAATTTGAGTATGTCGTATTATTGTCATTCCCCCAAACAGCAGTACCGTCAGCGCTCCAGCGTAAGATCTGGCCAACCGTTCCTCCTGATGGTATATGCTTGTTCCCGGATGACGTAGGATGGGTATAGATCGTATTCGTATCTGTCCAAGGAACATTCACATACATCTTACCATTTGCGTCCAAGGCTACAGGATAGTTCTTCCCGTTGGTAGCGTACCCGATCTTGACCAAACCAAACATATCTGTAGTAGCCATGGCGTATGTGGAGTTGTTATCAGTCCATGGGACGTTTACGTAAGCGTTACCATTGCTGTCAACTTGTACCTTGTAATTTTTTCCAGATGTTGCGTATCCAAGCTTTATACCTCCCAATAACGTATCACTTGCCGTAGGTAGAGTGTAAGCGGTATCTTGACTGGGGATACCTAGCGCCGTGATATCTGCTTTTGTTACGGAAGCTACGCCCGTAACATGCCCTTGACTGTTTACCGTTATTTTATATAATCCGCTTGTTCTGGCAGTAAAGCTTGGATGGGAATAAGTCGTATCGGTAAATTTTGCGTTAGCGGGTACATCACTGTTTACAGTATGACCATTTACCGTATTAGAATTTCCCCCGTTGGCTGGCAATGATATTGGAAAATCTGTTATCTGGCTCTTGGCATGAGTATGATCGGTCGGGGTAAATTTGGATGGCTTGTTCTTGATGTAATCCTTGGCTGTCGAATTTGTTTGTGTCCAGTTCGGTTGAACAAGTGTTATGGTCGCTATAAAATCCTCCTCGGTTCCCGTATTTCCTTGGTCAAGCCATGACTGATAGGTGGATTTGGACATCAATGTCCAAGCCTCACCCTCGGATGGGACTTTGTTGGTATTATTATTGATCAAGCTGACCCAAGAGCTGCCGTTATAAGAAACAACGTCTTTTTGTTCATATGTAGTGGAGGCGTTCCATCCTCCCTTGTTAATATAGGCGATCCTGCCTAAATCTATAATTGGCATGTTGTTATATTTTTTTTATATTAATCATCTGAAATGGAGACGATCAAGTGTGCGTTATCAGATATTGAGAATGAAGGATTTTCAGAGTTGGAATATCTTATCCCGTTAACGTAAATTTGTTTCTTTGATTTCACTATGCTTATAGCGTTTTCTGGGATAATATTCTCTTTTTTTGCTTGTAAGTACAGTTCAGGTTGGGAAAATTCCCAGACCTGAACCCCCTTGGCTATTTTTGATATTTTCCCCATATGCCACCTTATTGGGTAATAGAATACCAAATGTTAGAAGCCTCTAAATCCTTGACCTTGTTCTCTATTTTCTCAAGGGTATCGTACCCAGCGGAAGCTTTCCCTTTCAAGGTAGCGATCGACTGCGTGTTGGAATTGGCGATAACTTTAGCGTCCTCTCCGGATTTCTTAGCGTCTGCGATAGCAGTATCTAATTCGCTCTGAGATTTCAATTCGGATAATTTAGTAATATCTGTATCCAGAACCAAGGATTTGCCAGATACTTTGTCAACCTTTTTGACCAACTCGGTGTTTACAGACTGAGTTGTAGCGTAAGGAGACAAGTCAACCGTTCCGCCTAAACAATCCCATTTGTCCTCGTTGGATTCGCCCGAACCGGTATATACGACATTGGTTCCCTCCGGATATTTTTTACCACCCATCGTAAACGCTGTTGAGACGTTCCATACGTCACCGACTTTAGCGTCCGTCAAGGTAGTCACCTCTTCGATAGTGCTTTTGGTTCCCTTGACCTTATAAAGAGAGGATACGGCAGCATTAATTTTTTGGTCGATAGTCTCTTTCTTATACGTGTTCAAGGTCACTTTCTTATCCGTGATGTCTTGAACGGCACCATCCAATTCCACCGACTCAATGACATTAACCTGAGCGCCAGCGGTTACCCCCTGTAATTTATCGAAGTCCTCCTTGCTCATCAATCCGTCAGAGGTGTTTGACGCTAAGGGGAGTACGACATCCTTGGTTTGACCATTCGATAGCACGATGGAGACCTTATGTGATGCCTCGTCATAGGAAACCGAATTGATTGCACCGATATCTGACACTTGCAATTGAGATCCGTAGGTTTTATTGTTGTAGATAATAGCTCCTTTGTAAACGCCTTCCGTATCGGTACAGAAGAAGATCACTTGTTTCTTGAGCTGTTCGCTTAATCCAGCATATTCGCTTTGAATACCTACATAATGAAACACTTTGTTTGTTGTAGCGTTAAATTCTGCCATAAAAAATGATTTAAAAATGTTATTTACTGAATAGAATGCCAAGAGACTGATTCTTGAATATCGTCTATGGCTTTCGCATTATTATTAGCTAATTCTTGCGTTTGTTCAAGGTTGATGCCTAGCTCTAAACTGGTCTTATTGCCTTCTAAAACGTTTCCGTTAATAGATGGCTTGTCGCTGAGATCTGTATATCTTAATGATGTTCCAAAACCTTCAATATTACTAGTGGACGTGTCAAATATAAGGTGTCCTTCAATATCGATCTTCATATGGTTGACAAGATAGTTTCCGGCGTTAGTTGCCATCATCTCTTTCTGGGTAGGAGTTAGGTCTTCCCAAGTATATGGATCGCCCTTTTTACCTTCTAATTTTCCATGGTTGTTCCAGCCAATGTTCCCGTCGATATCTTTCCCCCAAAAATAATAGTTGTATGGGGCTTGGTCTCCTACGGCACAACACCCATCAATATCGTTTCCATTAGGTATAGATACCTTAAGTTCTTCCACTGTTGTGTATGTGGCATATATTTTAAAAGAAGTTCCCGGTTTGCCTTTGGGTACGGAGATATTTATAGAGTATATAGGATTTCCGTTATTATCAAAACCAACTTCTGATAAGGATACGCTTGCCGGTAGATCGGGGGTGATAGTGATGACGTTTCCCATGGTGAATTGTGGGGTTTTGCCAGCAAATCCTCTCATACCAGACATATCCACTAAATAATCAAAACCTATAGATGTGCGCACATACAATTTTCCCGTATCCTCAATTTCTACATCTCCATTGATAACGACAAATTTGCCTTCTGGTACACTGTCTTTATTGTCATTCATTTCAAGAATAGAGGAAAATGTCCTAAATATATTAAATGCCTCGGGACGCAGACAAATATTAGACTTGTTGTATGATTGTGTTGATAGATTCCACTGATACACATAGAAATCCGTACCTACATAGTTTGGATGATTCGCAACATCTAGGGCTAGATCTTTTGCTGCGTTCGTTTCGCTTATTACTTTTATATACTCGGACTTGCGATCAGCCTCAGATTGCTCACGTAATGTCTCGGCGATCTCTCTGGATTCTTCTTTACTGGTTCTTGATAGCTCTTGTTGGCTCCTTAATGTCTCTGCTAATTCACGTTGTTTCTCGGCATCCTTTCTGGATTTTTCTTCACTAGTTCTTAATTGTTCTTGTTGGCCCCTTTGTGTTTCCGCTAATTCACGTTGTCGCTCAGCGTTTCTTCTGGATTCCTCATCACCAGCCCTTTGTCGTTCAGATTCTTTTCTAGTGTTTTCTTCCTCGATTATTAAACCGTTGGTCTTTTTTATGCTTTCTAACTCCTTATTGATTAAGTTAATGATAGCTTCACATTGAGTTGCCGCTTCTAGGGCAGGTTGCTGCAAAAGGACTATTTCCTGTTCAGTAAGGTCAGAAAAATGGATTTTTAACTCATTTTTTTGTTCTTCCGTTAACTTATCATAGGTAAGAATGATATCCTCAATGGGAACAATAAGCTTAAATGCGGAAATAGGTTCTCTATCGTATTTTGCTTCGATTCCTTGAGAGGTATATCTTAATATCGGATAATCTCCGCTGACTACGCCACAATCAAAGATTAACCCATTTGAGAAAGATATGATAAGATGTTGATTGCTGATGTCAATATTGGTGATAGAGCTATAGACTTTTGCATTATCGATAAAAGCATTTGTAACAGCTATAATGTCTTCAGTCTTTTCTCTATCATTGTTATCTTGTGAAGATAGTACTTTTTTAGATGCTTGACTGATAGAATACCAAGCCTCATGTTGTAGAATGTTACTCATTGCTATTTGGGGGATTTTATATAAACAATAATATCTTTAGTTGCTCTTATTCCATTGGGTGTCATAACAGTTATTTGACAACGACCTGTTTTGATTCCAGTTACTATTCCATTCTTGCTGACAGATGCGGTAGACGGGGCAGAAGATGTATAGTCTAAACTCTTGTTAGTCGTGTCATCCGGAGAGAACAAGACTGTCAAGACCATTTGCTCTCCAACTTCTAATCGATTGTCTTGTGGTAATATCTGGATGGCATCGGGACTTATTATACCGTCATCGATCGTGGATGACCTATTATAGGTTGGCTCTGTCACGTCTTCCTTGTCATCTGGAACATCGCTATGGTTGGTGAAAGGAGGAGTGATGACTTTCTTCTTTATCCATTCTGCGTATTTGTAACTAGATGTTATCCTGAAATATATCTCGTAATCAAGCCAATAAGCTTGCAGCATGTTGGTTGATTGAGGCATATCAAAATACATCAGATTACATCGTTCTTGGAGTGCCTCTTCCGTTTCTTTAGCGTTCTGGATAGCTTTATTCAATCTTTCCGCTATATAAAAAGGGTATGTTTCCCATTTTATATGTTGATTGTCCAACTTGTTAAGGATAAATCTAATACGAACAGTGCCACGTCCTTCTCCAATACGTTGCTGGGCTACCAGAAAATGAACATTCGTAAATCGTATAAAACAAGCGGGAAAAACGGTCTCGTATTCAGTATTGGTTTTGCTCATGATTCTTTCGAACTGACCGGTATCTATGGCTATTGTTTTAAAAAGGGGAGGACTTTCCATATTGTCCTCTTCTTCCTTCACGGTAAGGATTGCTCTTTTGATAGCTTGAAATACATCGCCTAATGTGTTCTCATTGTCTGTAAGCTCACTATTGTCTTGCTCATCAGAACTTCCTTCGCTTTCTTTCGTTAAGAGTCTTGGTTCGTATTTTTTTATCATATGATGCTTTTTAATAAGTTATATAGTATCAGTTGCGCTTTAAGCTCAACCAAAGGGGAGTCACCCATGAATTTACGTTGGATGTTTGGAGGCCATGTTCCTGTGGGATCGTTATGGAAGGCTGCGTAACTTTTAAATGCGTCATTTCTTCTTCCATTAGCATGGAACTTGTTTTCATCCGTATAGATTATCAACCCTCCTCCTTCGTATAGTTGGTAGGAGATAGAATCTTTCAAATCTCCCGTTTCGTTCATTAACTCATGATGATAATGATGTTCGTTTTTTCTCAGAGGCCAAAATCTACCATTGTCGCCGGGAGCTTTCTTTAGGTCAAACGACCTCTTAAATTCCTTGACATATTCTTCCCCTATTTTAAGCTTGGCCTTAAATAAGCCAGACGCAAATTTGCTAGGGACTATTTTCCATTGATTTAGCATGTCTTGAAAAGTGATATCAATACCATTCATGTCAAATTGTATTTGGATTTGATGTTTGATGATATGTTTTTCATGGATTGAATAAGATTCTTATCCACGGTGAAGTATGGGTGATCCTCTCCGAATATAGCTCCACCCTTCGCTAGGCTTTGCTTGAACACAGGATTAACGGCTTTATCTATAATAGAACTTATATCGGGAACATCCATATAGTTGGGTCTCGTAAATGATTCCACCAAGTAACAACGGCATCTCCAATCGATAGGGGGGATCAGCCATTCAGGAAATTGAGATTTAGGATAGCTAAGTCCTTCCAGCGTACGATGAGAGTCACGAACACGCTCGTCCCCTTGTGTCATAAACATAAGGGTTGTCTCCTCTGGTAAAGTTATCCACCATGCTGCTATAAATGAAGCGTAGTCTATGTCCTTATTTTCGGTCTTGGCGTATACATTATTATATAGATAGAAGATCTCTTCCGGATCGCTATCCTCATCTTGCTCCTCTATATCCATATATACTTGAGTCTCCTCTGCCGTGGCGAAATCGATCAAGTTGTCCAGAGCCGCAACGAGAGCTTTCCTTCTATCGATCTCTGAGGGCGTTAGATATGTCTCGTTGTGATTTCTTACTATATCCAGCGCCTCGTTAAAATCTATACCAAATCTCTTTACGCAATGTCCGAAAGCGAACATGGATCGAGCCTCGATAATATCTTGAAACTCCTCTAGGTCTATGGTCTGGTTGTTAAATTTATCTAATAGTTGCTCGAACAAGAACAATAAATACTCGTACTCTTTCTCGGTCTCATCATTAATTTTAGTCTCATCGAATATCTCGTCTTCCATTCATGACCTCCTGTAAATAGTTCGCTACGCTACTGCTGCTCCTTCTCCTATAACGTCTTCTGGATGCAGGGGCAACAGTACCCATTGATCCACCAGCCACCACGTTATCCTTATCATCGACTTTACCGTCATCATTTATATCGTTCCATCCAGCGGGATTATTAAACTGCTTCTTTACAACAACACCAAATTCCTTTGCGATCTCGTCTGGTTCTATCTCATATTTATCTGAAAGAAAATCGTAAAGATCTATCTTGCTCTCAACGCTCATCTCCAATCCTCCGGAATATTTAAATTCCAGTCCATTCTTAATATATCCCATAGCTACTAGCCGTGGAATAATCTCCTCGTTCATGGCATTCTCAATATATTCCCGATAGACCTTGATGCGGTCTCGGAAAATATCTTGGTGGGCTTTAGTTGATCCTACATAGGATTGTGTCGCTCCAGCCATAGACTCAGAACCTAGAATCAAATTTGACACCTCGGCGTTAACTAGCTCGATAAGGCTCGTATAAATCTTCTCGCTATTGGACATAGTAAAAGCCTTGATGTCTATGTCATCATTTAATCCCGTCACGATAACACGATTGGTTGCGGCAGATGCGATATCGTTGGCTAGTCTATTTCGATCTCCAAGATTCTCACTCTCCGATTTACCATGGATAATAGGTTGTCCATATGTATGGCTGAAATTTATGTAGTTAGCCAACGTGAATTTCTTGGCGAGAATCAATGGAGTAGTGGCTGAGAACAAGCCTAGATCACCAGAGTTTATAAGGATATAGTTCTTCTTATATTTAGGAGTCTCAAGGTCCCAATTAGGAAGCCATATGCCTTGACGTTTCAATACGGTCTTTTGTTCAGGCAATACATTGCGGCGTTCGATGAGATTCACGTCATTCAGTTTTCCTGTAATAGGATCGATTGTTGGATTAATCTCAATCAACGTATAACCGTACAATTTAGATTCAGCAATGCCTTTGATGATCTTGATGAATTGGCTCCCTTGTATTTTCTTCGTAGCATCCACATCACGGACATATTGACCATTAGCATTTTGTCTTGCCAACATATATCTTTCTCCGATAATCTGGGACTCCAGTGTCTCTAAGACACTTCTTATGTGAGCGTCCTGTTGTACACATGCCTCATATAAGTCGATCAATCTTGATCTATCATCCAAGATCACTCCCTTGACAACTTGAGAGCGAGTCGATTTATATCTGCAATTCCTTTCGATCTCGGACACATATTCCTGTATGGTCTTTTTGCTTGTCCGGAAGATACTCTCTAAGGTTTGCGAGTCTATTTTCCCTTGATTTATATTCTTGTCCATTAGGTTTTAGTTATTTATGAAGAATAGAGGCATCTTAA